CCGGGAGGACAAGCTGCTCAATCAGGTCAAACAAATAGAGGCGGCGGAGGCGGCGGGTTAGGTCATTGGGACCAAAACGCAGGTTCTGGTGGTTCAGGTAGAGTTGTTATTGCATATCCAGGTACTACACAAAAAGGTTCAGGTGGAACACAATCAATTGTTTCATCTAATAGAGTTCATAGTTTTAATAGTCCAGGAACATACACAAGTTAAGGAGAATATTTAATGGCACATTTCGCTGAGTTAGACAAAGACAATAAAGTTTTAAGAGTATGTACAGTAGATGACAGCAATGTATCTGCTGATATGGCAGTTGATGGAGAAACTTGGTGTGCTAATAATATTCCAGAAGATCCTACTATTACATATGTAGATGGTGCTTATCCAGGTATTGCATGGAAACAAACATCTTTTAATCACAATTTTAGAAAAAGATTTGCAGGTCCTGGTTGTTATTTTGTAGATGATAGTGGTACAGGATACTTTACAACACCAAAACCTTATGCAAATTGGGTATTAAATACAACTGACGGTGCATATTATCCACCAGTTGCATTACCTACTATAAAAGATTATTCTGAGGGTGACCAAAAGTTTGAATATCGTATTACATGGGACCAAGACAATACAAGATATATTGCTGTTAAAGTTGTAGGTACTGAAAATCCATACTGGAGAATAAACACTACTAATCTTAATGCACAAAGAACTAATTACGAAGACACAACATACGAAAGTGTAACTGATCCATCATCTGATTTAACACAGATAAGAGTTTGGGACGCAGACGCTAATAGTTGGTCTTAATTATTAAAAGTTACATCATATCCTGTAACTTTATCATTTCTAATAGAATATCTCATTAAAGACGGAAAACTAATAAGTGTTCCCTCAACTACATCTATAATTTTTTCTTTACCATTTAATGTAAGTGTAAGTTTGTTATCATGCCAAAAATATAAAAATGTATAATGTGAATGACGTATTTCTGATTTACCTAATTTATAATCATCTGTCCAGTATTTGACATAATCAGTCCATTTACTTTCAAAATAATTCATTACATTTTTTGTGTACTTATCATGTGTAAGTACAAAAATTTCCCACCACGGTTTGTCTTCTTTCATTAACTTTAAAAAGTCATCTTTTTGTAAATAATGTTCTTCTACTTTTTGAACATAGATTGGAAATTCAAAGTGTATTATATCTCTACCTGCTATTTTCATTTTTTCCTTTTATATACGGTCTTGCTGAATTAGGTAATCCTAATATAGGTCTACCATCAAATTTATTATCTTTTGATTGTGGGTCACTAGCGTCATTATAATGTAAGAATACTTGACCACAACTTTCGCCATAAAACTTTTCTCTCCAATGTTCTAATTCTGTTCCTCTATACATCAAACAATCGCCTGGTTCTAAATCTATTCTGATACCAGGATTGTTTTGACCACCTGTATTATCAACATAGATTGGCCAAGCGTCACCACCTAAATTCATAGTAGCAGAAACAGCACATGATGGTCTATCTTTGTGTCTATGTAATTCGTTACCATAAACATATAATCTTGTATATGTGTATGTTTCAATAAGTTTCATATCTATTTCTTTTTCTAATTTTGATTTTGTTTCTACAAGTAAAGTGGTCATTAGTACATCATCATAGTTTGCCCAAGCATCCACTTGTTGGTCTGTTAATGCACCCCAATGGTCATTAAATGGTGATACTAATTTGTTTTCATGTAGAAATTTAAATACACGCCTCTTATTTAAAAGATAACGATAACATAAATTTGCCATGTCTGGACTAATTAAATTTTTAATTACTTGATAGTGGTCTGTTTTAAACATAAGATATCCAACCTGTTATAATATATTTTTCTTGTGATGGTGATGGTATACCCCTATGAGTATGCATCCAACCTCCTGGCCAAATGAGAGTTAATCCTTTTCTTGGTTCTACAAATCTTCTTTGATAGAAAAACTCCGTTTCGCCTTCATCTTTAACATCATTTAAATAAGTCATAAAGACTAAGTGTCTTTTACTAGTATAGTCAGCACCAGTTCTTTCATCTGGTACAAAATTTTGTTCATAGTGCCATTGTTTAAAACCACCACCTGGTGGGTAATATTGTATATTAAAGTCTTCTCTAATATCAAATTCAGGACAAGCACGATTTGCCCATACATATGTTTCACAATAACGCCTTGCTAAACTTCTTATTTCATTAATGTAATCTTTAATAAGTTTATTTGTATAAATGTTAACATGAACATCTTTACTATCTTTTTGACTTTTATCTACAGATTTATAACCTACTTTACCTGAAATTTTTTCTGAGTTACGGTGATGTTCTATTAATGCGTCACACATACTATCATCTATTTTATATTCGCCTATAAAGTTTGTCATACTATTTTATACTCATCTAAATCTGTTATTACAAAATTACCTGATACACTATATCTTTCTACATCTGTTTTCATAACCTTGTGAGGTAAACTTGACTTAAATATTAGTAGTGTTCCTCTTTGAACAGGCATATCAAAACTTTTCATATTGTATATATTATATTTATTATAGATAGGTTTATATAATTCTTCTTGTCCAAATGATTGAAACTGACAACTTGTACCTTTGTCTATGTAAAGAACAAAACTATATGTACTATTCATATGATAATGTACTTCGCCTTGTTGACCTGGCATAAATTTTGTACTCCACATTCTTGTCATTTTGATAGGTGTTTGATAGTGCATAAGATTATCATTAAAATCTTTTACATGGCGTTCTATATCTCTAGTTACATCTGGTAATCTATCCCATATCATATCATCAACAGATTGAAAACCATCTGGTTCAATACTTTTATATTCTAAGTCTTTAATAATTTGTATATCACTTTCATGTAAATGTATCTTTGTATATGCAAGTGGTTTAGAAAAGAGTGGTTGTATCTCAAGCACGACTAATCTCCTCTAGTTTACTGCCGTCTATATCTTTAAATTCTAAGTTGAATGATACTATTGTTTTTGTTTTATCATTTTGTACAGGTGGTGCTCTGTGTATCATAAAAGACGGAAACATAACTATATCTCCTTCTTCACAGTTTAAATTCATCACTTCATTATTCCATACTTGCGTTTTTGCAGTACCGTCAAACTGTACATAGTAAACACCTGTGTAACTACGACCATGTATATGCCAACCGTGTGTAGAGTTTTTAGCATACTGTTGAAACCATATCTCAAATAATTCAAAGTCTTTATAACCTGCTAAGTTTGTCATTTTCAACATTTCTGGCATGAAATAAGGTAGTAATTTTTTTACCCACGGTCTTTCATAATCACCAGAATTTGCCCAATCTGACCTTGTAATATCATCATTATAATAATCATTAGATTGTTTAATAGATTGTGCTTCTGCTGTATCTATAAGTTCTAATATATTGTTTCTAATTTGTTTATGTTCTTTTATTTTGCCGTAAAATATCATCTATAAGGTTGTCCTAAACTCCATATTACTAAACTTTGACGAATGCCTGATGTAACAGGTGTAACTCTATGTTTTACAAAAGACGGAAAGATACAAATAGACCCTTTTGGTTTTATCTGATCCACAGTAAACTCGCCATGTGGTGTAACAAACTGTAAATCACCACCCTCATATTCATTTGGGTGACATAACTGTACTGAACAAGATAGTTTTCTTATATTACCTTGTTCATTAGGTTTTGCACCTTGGTCTTCATGCCAATGATAATACTGATTTAGTTTGTACTTTGTAAACTGACATGCTTCTGACCAATGCCAATCAAAATTCCAACCAGCATTTTTATTTGCTTGTTGTATCCAAGGGTGTATCTCGTTATATATCCACTCATCATCTATCCAAGTGATATAACTGTCTCTATGTGATAAATTTTTCTGAGCTGCTTGAGGGTTATTCTTTATGTCTTCCTCAGTCAAGTTTCCTGTCACACCTAGTCGTTCCTGGTGCTGTTGAGCAGTTTTTATTATATCATCACATACAATTTCTGGTATAACACCTGAGAAATAGTAATAATAATTTTCCAGTATCATATAGGTATATATAATGCATAAATAGTAGTATTATGGCACAAAATAACCCAATAACAAGTAGAGAAACACTTAAACAATACTGCCTAAGAGCATTAGGTAAACCTGTTATTGAAATCAATGTAGAAGACGACCAAGTAGAAGATAGAATAGACGAAGCAGTACAATACTTTGCTCAGTATCATTATGACGGTTCTGAAAGAATGTATTTAAAATATCAAGTTACAGCTGACGATATTACTAGAGCAAGAAGTAACGAAACATTATCTACAGTCACAGATACAGCAGATTCCACAGTAACATCAAGTTTTAAAGAAGGTAAAAATTATATACCTATGCCTTCAAATGTAATGTCAGTATTACAAGTATTTCCTTTTACAGACAAGGCGGCATTAAATTTATTTGATGTCAGATATCAATTAAGATTAAATGACTTGTATGATTTTTCATCTACAAGCATTATACACTACGATATGACATTAAGACATTTAGATATGTTAGACCATATTTTAACAGGTGAAAGACCAATTAGATACAATCAACACAAAAACAGATTGTATATAGATATGGATTGGGCACATGATGTCAAAGCAGGTGATTACTTAATCATTGAATGCTATCGTAAGTTAGATGGTTCTACATTTACAGATTTATTTGATGACATATTCTTAAAAAAATATTTAATTCAATTAATCAAAAAACAATGGGGTACAAACTTATCTAAATTCCAGGGAGTTGCAATGCTGGGTGGTGTTCAAATGAATGGTGAACAAATTTACTCTCAAGCACAAGAAGAAATCAACAAACTAGAAGAACAAATACAGTTAAGTTTTGAGTTACCACCAAACTATATGGTAGGTTAATAAGTGAAAAATACATATTTCTCACATGGTACACACTCAGAAAAAACTCTTTATGAAGATTTAATCATAGAGCAGTTAAAAATATTTGGGCACGAAGTACATTATCTTCCTAGAACAACTGTAACGGAAGATAAAATATTAGGTGAAACACCTGATAGTAAGTACACAGAAGCGTATCAAATAGAAATGTATATAGAAGATGTAAACGGTTTTGCCGGTCAAGGTGATTTAATTGGTAAGTTTGGTTTAGATATGAAAGACGAAATAACTTTCGTTGTTAGCAGGCGTTCATTTGAGTTATTAGTTGACCAACCATCAAATACAATTTCAATAAACAGACCTAGAGAAGGTGACATTATCTACATGCCAACCTTCAAAAAGTTTTTCCAGGTAGACTTCGTTGAAGACGAAGATCCAATGTATCAGATTAATGATTTACCTATTTTCAAACTTAAAACATCTGTTTGGGATTACAGTATGGAACTTGTTGATACAGGTATTACTGAGATTGATGAAAAATTAGAAGACGAGAATTTAGATTTATTACAAAATCAAATAACACTAGAGATTGGTACAACATCATCAGGTAAATTACTTGCTGAAGTAACTGACGGTAATATTGAGACATTGTTAGCAGAGACAGGCGACTTAATTGTTGACGAAGTTGATGGCGACAATATCATACTGGAAGATGACCCTAATTTTGTTGACTATATAGTGTTAGAAGATAGCAACACAACAAACATGGCGGCTGATAGACCAGGCGCCGACAATATATCTTTTGATGATGAAGCAGGATTAAATGACAACGATACAAACAATGATATCTTTGACTTCACAGAAAAGAATCCATTTGGTGACCCAAGTGACTTATAAGGAGTAAATAATGTTTAAAGACGCACAATACCATGAACTAATTAGAAAAACGATAGTAGCGTTTGGTACATTGTTTAATGATTTGTACATATATCGTAGAGCGAGTACAGGAAAAGTAAATCAAAAGATGAAAGTTCCACTTGCATACGGACCAAAACAAAAGTTCTTAGCTAGAATTGACCAAGACAGTACAAGAGGCGCTGATGATGTAAAATCAACGGCACTTACTTTACCACGAATTGGTTTTGAATTAACAGGTCTTACATATGACCCTAGCAGAAAACTAAATCGTATTCAAAAGTTTAAGAAAGTAAAAGGCGCAGATACTAAGTCAATGACTAATGTTTATATGCCTGTACCTTACAATGTTTCTTTTACATTGTTTACTATGGCAAAAAATAGTGAAGACGCTTTACAAATTGTAGAACAAATATTACCAATGTTTCAACCTGACTATACAGTATCATTAAATGTAATGCCAAGTTTAGATATCGTAAGAGACGTTCCAATTATTCTTAATGATGTAACATACGAAGACAGTTATGACGGAACTTTTACAGACAGACGAGTTTTAATGTACACTTTATCGTTTACAGCGAAGATGTACTTATATGGACCTGTAACAAGTACAAAAGTTATTAAACAAGTTCAAGTAGACCAATATACAAATACAAGCACAGCAACGGCGAAAAGAGAACAACGATATGTTGTTACTCCTAATCCTACAACTGCTGACGCTGATGATGATTTTGGTTTTAGTGAAACACGTTCTTTCTTCCAGGATGCTGACAACTATGATCCTGAAAGTGGTACTGATAAAGAATAATACATAATTTTTTTATTATGACTGAGATAAAAATACACGATGGTGTTTTTGATAAGAAATGGGTTGACGATTTAGCTTATCACTTATCAACAAATGTTTCATGGATTGCTGACAATATTGCAGGAAGAAATTCTTGGCCGTATGGTCATCACGGCACTCATAGACTTATGGGTAGAACTTTCTATAGATATAAAAATAGAAAAGATGTTACCATATATCAAAAAGAATGTTTTGAAGATTTAACAAAGGCAATAGAACACTTAAATCCAAACTTTGAATTAGTAGAGATATTTGCTAATATGCAATTTATGGGTATGAATGGTTCTTTTCATAAAGATAGTAACAATGGTGATCCTAATTACAAATCTTATGTTATGATGTTAACATGTGATAATTTACCTAACGAATATATAGGAGGTGAATTTATTGTAAAAGACGGAGAGACTGTACCATTTAAACAAGGTAGAATAATAGAATTAACAGGTGATGTATTACACAAAGGTATGGCATTTAATATACCTAACACACCTAGGTTCTCAATAAAGTTTGGCGGATATGAAAAAAGTTGAAGATAAATTAAACGAGTTATTAGATATAACTGAAACTAAGCAAGAGATTGTTCAAACAACAACTGCTGTACCTAGACCTAATGAAAAAGAAGATATCACTAGTGATTATAAGTATAGTAGAGAAAACTTATATAATCTAGTAGAACGAGGACAAGACGCAATAGATGGTATATTAACACTTGCAAAAGAAACAGACCATCCAAGAACATATGAAGTTGCAGGTCAATTAATTAAGAATGTGGGAGAGGTAACTGAAAAGTTACTACAATTACAAGAGAAGATGAAGAAGTTAGGGGAAGAAACAAAAAAAGGACCTAGCAAAGTTGAAAATAATCTCTTTGTTGGGAGTACAGCAGAATTGCAGAAACTAATAAAAGATAATAAGAATGATAAAAATTAATGAAGAACGATTATGGGAAACTCCACTCTTTAATACTAACATTGGTGTTGACAAAGAAATATTAGATTATCTTATAAACAATAAAGATAAGATACAAGACACTAATGAAGACCCTAACGGTGCATGGGTTAGTAAAACAGACTTAGATTTTCCTCCTTTAAAAGAAACAATCAAAAGTTTTTGTCGTAGTCTATTTGCCTTAAATGTAACTGAAATTACTTTTACAAATATGTGGGCAAACATGTTAAAAAAAGGTGAGTATCATTTATTACATAGTCACAATGAGCATACAATGTCAGGTGCATATTACTTACAAACACCTGTAAACTCAGGACAAATATATTTCAAAGACCCAAGACCACAAACTAATTCGTGGACACAAAAATTTATAGATAAAGGTAACATGAGATTTTATACACCTAAACCAGGTGACTTATTCATGTGGCCGAGTTTCTTAGAACATGGTACTACACCACATGGTGCAGATGAAGAAAGAATAATGTTAAGTTTTGATTTAAGATTTAACGGACCAGGATACAAATATGGACACAATGGATACAACGGCTAAAAAAATATTAGTAATGGGTGGTGGTACTGCTGGTTGGTTAACGGCACTATATCTAACTAAAACTTTTCCTCAACATCATATTACATTAATGGAAAGTAAACCTATTGGTATCTTAGGTGCAGGTGAAGGTTCAACACCACATCTAGTAGCGTTTCTGAATATGTTAGGTGTAGATTTAAACGAATTACTTAAAGAATGTAAAGGTACAATTAAACAAGGTATCTCATTTGAAAACTGGAATGGTGACGGTGAGAAATACTTTCATCCTTTTGCAGTACAAAATAAATATAAACATTTTAGTATAGACAATTTATTTGGTTATGATAGTTATGATTATTATTTAAAACATTTAATTCACAGAAAAATGCCTTTGAAAGAGAATACTTATGCGTCTATACAATCATATAAGAATGTTGTTGATACAGATAATATAGATAACTCTATACACTTTGACGCACACCTTTTAGCAGATTATCTTAAAAAAATTACAAAAGTTGATAAACATATCTATGATGAAATTAAAACTACACAACAAGACGAACATGGTAATATAACTAAAATAAATAATGTAGAATGTGATTTAGTTTTTGATTGCACAGGTTTTCGTAGAGAGTTAATTGGTAAGTTATATAAGTCAGAATGGAAAAGTTATCAGGATTGTTTACCAATTAAGAGAGCAATACCTTTCTTTTTACCACCTGAAGATAAACCTTACACACAAGCAATCGCAATGAAATATGGTTGGGTATGGAAGATACCTTTACAACATAGATGTGGTGCAGGTTATATATTTGATAGTGATTATATAACAGACGAAGAAGCATTTGCTGAAGCAAAAGAAATGTTTCCTGATATAGAATATACAAGAACAATAAAGTTTGACGCAGGTAGATTTAAACAAACATGGATAAAAAATTGTATTGCAGTAGGTTTATCTTCTGGTTTTACAGAACCACTTGAAGCAACATCTATTTGGATGGCAACTGAACAATTAAAATTACTTGAAACATTTATTGACATTATGTTTACAAATGATGAAGATACTAAACAAGATTATAACGAAGTTATTGCAAATAATAATGATATGGTTATGGAGTTTTTACACTATCACTATATGACTAAAAGAGACGATAGTCCTTTTTGGAAAGAGTTTAGAAATAAAAACAATTTACCTGACTTTAATGTTAAGTTATCTAAAATACAAAAAGGTAATTTAAGATGGTATCATACAACAGGTGAAAAGATTACATCAACATTTAATCTTATGTCATGGTTGCATGTAGGCGAAGGTCTAGGTCTTATCAAAGATATAAGTATTAAAGGGTATGAAAATTTAAACCCAACAGTAGAAGAATATGGCAGACACTTACCTAGGTAATCCTAATTTAAAAGCGGCTAATCAAAAGATACGCTTTACAAAAAAACAAGTAAGAGAGTTTCTTGCTTGTCAGGAGAATCCTGTTTACTTTATAGAAAACTACATTAAGATTGTTACACTAGACCACGGTCTACAACAATTCAAAATGTATAACTTTCAAAAAGAAATGGTAGATACTTTCCATGATAATCGTTTTAGTATTTGTAAACTACCAAGACAAACTGGTAAGTCAACAACAATTATATCTTATCTATTACATTATGCTATCTTTAACGCAAACACAAATATTGCCATACTTGCAAACAAAGCTGCGATTGCAAGAGACCTATTAGGTCGTTTACAACTTGCATATGAGAATTTACCTAAGTGGTTACAACAAGGTGTTATAAACTGGAACAAAGGTAGTTTAGAATTAGAAAATGGTAGTAGAATACTTGCAGCTGCTACATCATCAAGTGCCGTACGGGGTGGTTCTTATAATGTAATATTCTTAGATGAGTTTGCTTATGTACCAAATAACATTGCAGAGCAATTTTTTAGTTCAGTTTATCCTACAATATCTTCTGGTAAAAGTTCTAAAGTAATGATTGTATCTACACCACATGGTATGAATATGTTTTACAAAATGTGGAATGACGCAACACACAAACGAAATAGTTATGTACCTATTGAAGTGCATTGGTCAGAGGTACCAGGTAGAGACGAGAAGTGGAAAGATGAAACAATAAAGAACACAAGTGAACAACAGTTTAGAACGGAGTTTGAATGTGAGTTCTTAGGTAGTGTAGATACATTAATTAATAGTTCTAAGTTAAGAGTGTTATCACATAACCCACCAATTCAATCTAATGCAGGTTTAGATATACACGAAATGCCACAAAAAGGTAGAAGATATGTTGTTACAGTTGATGTTGCAAGAGGCACAGTCAATGACTATTCTGCTTTTATAGTTACAGACGCAAGTCAAATACCTTACAAAGTAGTTGCAAAGTATAAGAACAATGAAATTAAACCTTTACTCTTTCCTCAAGTAATTCATAAGATTGCAAAGTCATATAACAATGCAGAAATATTAGTTGAAGTAAATGATATTGGTGGTCAAGTTGCAGACACTTTACAGTTTGATTTAGAATACGACAATCTGATTATGGTTAATCAAAGAGGTCGTTCAGGTCAAATTGCAGGTACAGGATTTAGTGGTAAGAAATCACAACTAGGATTGCGTACAACTAAGGCGACAAAGAAAATAGGTTGTTCAAATTTAAAAGCAATGATAGAATTAGATAAGTACATAATCCAAGATTTTGATATAATCTCAGAATTATCAACTTATGTATTAAAAGGTAAAGAAAAATACGAAGCAGAGGAAGGTAGTTCAGACGACTTAGTAACTTGCCTTGTTATGTTTGCCTGGTTGTCAAACCAAATGTATTTTAAAGAGTTAACAGACCAAGATATACGAGCAAGACTTGTAGATGAACAACAAAATCAAATGGACCAAGACATGGCGCCATTTGGATTTGTAGATGACGGAATAGAAAGTCCTGAGGGAGAAACATATAAGGACCCATATGGGACTAGTTGGAGTCCTGTCAAATACAAGAGAGGTTGGTAAATCTTGCGTATTATAAATAGAAGTGAGATTAACAATAATCTCAAATTAATATATTAATTTAATTAAGAGGAGAAAACAAGATGGCTTTTTTAGTTTCACCTGGTGTTCTCGTAACAGAAAAAGACCTTACTAACGTAGTACCAGCTGTATCATCATCTATTGGTGGTTTAGTTGTAGTTAGTGAGAAAGGTCCAATGGATGAGATTACTTTAATCTCAAGCGAAGATGAGTATGTTAGCACGTTTGGTAAACCAGACGCTAACACTTTTGAATATTTTTTTACGGCAGCCAACTTTTTACAATACGGAAATGCCTTAAGGGTAGTAAGAGCAGTCACTGGTAATCTGAACGCAGGTTCAAGTTCAGGTTTACAAGTTAAAAATACGACTGACTACTTAGACAATTATAGCGACGGTTCTGGTTCAGTAGGCTCATGGCTTGCAAGAGAAGCAGGAACTCAAGGTAACAACTTAAAAGTATCTATGTGTACGAATAGCAATGCATATGCAAGTGCTGGTGGTGCTTCTAACTTAGTAAATGACGCTTCAGCGGCAATTGGTGATACTACTATCACAATTGATGACGCTGGTGGAGATAAAATCCAAGCAGGCGACATTATTGAGTTTGGAGATATCTCTGGTAACTTCAATGCAGCTCCTTCAGGACAATACTACAAAGTAACAAGTGTTGATGGTGCAGTTCTAACCATTGCAAGATTTAATCCTGCAACTGGTTCAACTGAAACTGGCGGATTAAGACACGCTGTTACTGATAACGCATACTTTAGAAGATTTTGGGAATACTATTTCAATTTCTCAGCTGCACCAACATCAACAGATGATGTTGTAAACGCAGGTGGTTCTAATGATGAGTTACATATTGTAGTTGTTGACGAAGATGGCGGTATTTCAGGCACAGCAGGTACTATATTAGAAACACACGAAGGATTATCACAAGCTTCAGACGCTAAAGACGCTCAAGGTGATTCCAATTATTATGTTGACGCTCTATACAATAGAAGTCAATATATTTACTGGATGGACCACGATACAACTTTAGCAAATGCAGGTAGTTCAAAAGTAGGTCAATCATTTGATAATACTGGTGCTCAAACTATTTCAGTTTTCAGTTCTAGTCTTACAGGTGGTACAGACGATAACGCACCAACAAACGCTGAATTAGCATTAGGTTACGATAAATTTGCTGATGCTGCTTCTGTTGATGTTAACTTACTTATGACTGGTCCTTCACAAACAGGTGCTGACGCAACTGGAGATACCAAAGCAACTAAAGTTATTGACATAGTTGAAGCAAGAAAAGATTGTGTAGCATTTATTTCACCTGCTAGAGCAGATGTTGTAAACGTAAGCGATCCTATTGCACAAACTGTTAATGTTAAAGCTTTTGCAGACGGTCTTGCTTCAAGTTCATATGCAGTTATTGATAGTGGATACAAATACATGTACGACAAATACAACGGCGTATATAGATATGTTCCATTAAACGGTGACATTGCTGGACTTTGTGCTAGAACAGACGCAGTTGCTGACAGTTGGTTCTCACCGGCTGGGTTTACAAGAGGTCAGATTAGAGGTGCAGTTAAACTTGCCTTTGATCCTAACCAAGCGCAAAGAGACGACTTATACAAAGCAAGAGTAAATCCTGTGGTAACATTCCCAGGACAAGGTACTGTATTGTTTGGTGATAAGACAGCTCAAGCGAAACCTAGTGCTTTTGACAGAATAAATGTTAGAAGATTGTTCATAACTATGGAAAAGGCAATATCAACTGCTGCTAAATTCCAACTCTTTGAGTTCAATGATGAATTTACAAGAGCGAATTTCAGAAACTTGATAGAACCGTTCCTTAGAGACGTACAAGGTAGACGTGGTATCACAGACTTTAAAGTAGTGTGTGATGAAACAAACAATGTAAGTGCAGTTATAGATAGAAACGAATTTGTTGCAGACATATTTGTCAAACCAAATCGTTCTATTAACTTCATTAAACTTAACTTCGTTGCTACAAGAACAGGCGTTGCCTTTTCTGAAGTAGCAGGCGCATAATAGAGAGGAAATAAAAAATGGCAAACGTATCAGACTTTATCTCCAAACTAAAAGGCGGCGGAGCAAGACAAAATCAGTTTAAGGTTACAATGCCTTTCCCTGGTTTTGCTTCTGTGGGTGGCGAAACTGAGAACATGTCGTTCTTATGTTCAGCAACTCAGCTTCCAAGTTCTGAGTTAGGAGAATTAACTGTAAACTTTAGAGGTAGACCAATACATATGGCTGGTGATAGAACATTCCAAACTTGGAGTACAACTATTATCAACGATACTTCTTTTGATATCAGAAATGCTATTGAAAGATGGTCAAATGGTATTAACAACCATAGTGACAACGAAGGTTTAAACAACCCTACTGACTATCAAGTGGACGCATTTATTGACCACTTAGATAGAAATGGTAATACAATCAAATCGTACACATTTAGAGGATTATTTCCTTTAACAATAGGTACAGTTGATTTAAACTATGATCCAGTAAGTGCGTTAGAGACTTTTGAATGTACATGGAGATACCAATACTGGGAAAGTAACACTACAACGTAATGTTGTGAATTTATAGCGGTCTCCGGGCCGCTATAAATAGAAATAAAAGATAATGAAAAGGAGAATGTAGTGGCAGAATTTTTTGGCTTTGAAATCAAAAGAGCAAGCACCAAGAACACTAGTCAATCGTTTACAGCGCCAACAGCAGATGATGGCGTTCAAACAATTATGGGTGGTGGACATTATGGTACTTACTTAGATATTGAAGGAAAAGTAAACAACGAAGCAGATTTAATTAGAAGGTATAGAGAGGTTGCTATGCAACCTGAGTGTGACCAAGCGATTGAAGATGTTATCAATGAAGGTATAGTAATTGATGACAATAGAGAAACAATCAGATTAAACATGCATACAGTACCTTTTGGTACATCAATCAAAAAAAAGATAGAAGAAGAATTTAATAATATTCTTTCGTTATTGGAATTTGAGCAAAAAGGACATGACATATTTCGTAGATGGTATGTTGATGGCAGAATAGTATATCATAAGATAATAGACCCTAAAAATATAAAAGCAGGTATTACTGAATTAAGATATATTGATCCTAGAAAAATTAAGAAAGTTCGTAAACCTAAGAAGACTGAGGGCGCACAAACTTTTAGACCTAAAGACCAAAACGCACCACCAGTTGTAGATTTTGAAGAATTTTATATTTACAATGAGAAAGGTGTACAACCGGGAGCAAGTTCAACACAAGGTTTAGCAATTAGTAAAGATAGTATTGCTTTCTGTCCGTCAGGAATGATTGACCAACAAAGAAACATGATACTATCACATTTACATAAGGCGATTAAACCTGTCAATCAATTAAGAATGATTGAAGATAGTATTGTTATATACAGAATATCCAGAGCGCCTGAAAGAAGAATATTTTACATTGATGTAGGTAACTTACCAAAAGCAAAAGCAGAGCAATACCTAAAAGATGTAATGAACAGATATAGAAACAAACTTGTCTATGACGCAAGTACAGGTGAAATAAGAGACGATAGACAATACATGTCTATGTTAGAAGACTTCTGGTTACCAAGACGAGAAGGTGGTAGAGGTACAGAAATTACTACACTACCAGGTGGTTCTAACTTAGGTGAAGTAGAAGATATCAAATACTTTCAAAAGAAACTTTACAAGTCATTAAATGTTCCTGTATCCAGATTAGAAGCTGAAGGTAGTTTCAATATGGGTAGAGCGACTGAGATTAATAGAGACGAATTAAAGTTTAGTAAATTTGTTGATAGACTAAGAACAAGATTTAATTCTTTATTCCATGATTTATTGAAAACACAATTAATACTAAAAGGTATTGTTACAATAGAAGATTGGGAAAACAGTTTAGCAAGAACAATCAGATACAACTATGTAAATGACGGTTACTATGCTGAAATAAAAGAAGCAGAAATGTTTAAAGAAAGAATGGAAATTTATCGTAACTTGAAAGATAGTGAAATGATAGGTAACATTTATTCTAAAGAGTGGGCAATGAAGAACATTTTGAAAATGACTGACATTGACATTGATGAAGAACAAACAAAAATAGAAAAAGAAAAGGAGGCGGAAGCGCCACCAGAAGGAGAAGATGATGGACAATTCTAACCCAACAAGAGATATGATTGACGCTTTGGAAAAAGGCGATAAGTTAAGTGCTGAGAAAGCATTTAAGTCTGCTTTATCAGATAAAGTAGGAACTGAATTAGATGACAAGCGTAAAGACGTTGCGTCAACAATCATGGCAAAGGAACCAGAAACGAATGATAACGCTGAGCAATCTACGGAAATTGACGACTGAAAAAACAGACCATAGAAGGTCACCAGTCTATAAAAAACTAGCGCCAAAAGCAAAAGAGGCGGTAGATGATGTATATGCTCAGATGGAAAAAACACCTGGTAAAGTGTTAATGAATTTTAGTAAAGTTATGAAAGATGTTACTAAAAAATACAAAGTACAACAAAAAGATATTGTTGCTTATTTCAAAAAAGAAACAGGCATAACCATATAAAGGAGAGTAAAAATGGCAATAGTAAACGCAAGAAATTTAGTAGATAGTGAAACGAGAACAGTAAGAATGTTTGAGATTAACAATGCTACTAACTCAAATGTAGTATGTGTGGACGCAAGTGCATTAAGAGGTCACTCGTCTAACCCAACACTACACATAAGAAGTATTAAATGGAATACAACGGCAGCAACAAGTGATATATCATTATTATTTGACGCAAGTTCAAACGACCATGCTATATCAATACATGGTAGTGGCGAGTATGGGTTTCATGGTAAACAACCATTGATAACAAATCCAGAAAGTTCAGGCGTAACAGGTGATATTTTAATTACCAACGCTAGTGCTGCTACTGGTACAATAATAATTGAAGTAACCAAAGCAAAAGGTTATACTGCCTCAGGACAGACTAGATAATGGCTGATACAGTATCAACACAAACTATAACAGACGTTGCAGGTTCTAAAACTGTAATGAAGTTTACGAACAAATCTGATGGTACAGGAGAGAGTTTAGTAGAGAAGATGACAAGTGCAAACTTAAATCACTTATCAACTTCTACTAAAATTGCTAGAGTGATTTATAGTGTAAACACTACGGACCCAAAAGGGTCCGTAGAAATCCTATTTGAAGGAACTACTAACGCAACGGCGCTGTTTTTATCTGGTCAAGGCACGATAGACTTACAGACGCCGGCAATACAAATAGCTAACAATGCAGGGACACCTACAGGTGATATTCTGTTTTCTACGCATAATTTTGTGAATGGAGACAGTTATTCTATCATTTTAGAGGTGCGATAACATAAATAGGACTAAAGGAATAAACATATGAAACTAATTACAGAGGAACTTACTGACGTTCAGTTGATTGCAGAAGCAGACGAAAACGGCAAAAAGTCACACAAAATCAAGGGGATATTCATGCAGGCGAATATTAAGAACCGTAATGGTCGTGTTTATCCACAAGAAGTTTTAGAAAACGAAGTAAACAGATATAGAAAAGAATTTATCAATAAAAAGAGAGCATTTGGTGAGTTAGGACATCCTGACGGACCAACTGTAAACTTAGAGAGAGTATCACACATAATTACATCATTAGAAGGCGACGGCAAAGGCAACTATGTTGGCGAAGCAAAAGTGACTGATACACCTTATGGTAAGATTGTGAAGTCTTTAATAGATGAAGGCGCACAACTAGGAGTTT